GATAGTCCAACATATCTTCTATTGGTAAAGTTTACATCAATCTGCTGAGTACCAGTACCAAGTCCAGATAGTTTAAACTTATCTTCATCTAGTACAGTCACCATATATTCGGTGGTTGTTGATAGTCCACCAATAGGAGTCTCTGTAGTTGAATATCTTACAATATCTTTGTTTTTAAAACTGTGATTATGTGCATAAATGTAGTCGTCAAAAGTGTTTACACCATTTGTAGTACCATCAAATGCAATTACTGATGGAACTCTGGTAATTTTATTGGCATACCCAGTACCACCATTTTTTACATAAAGTTGAGTAATGGTGTTCTTTGCATTTATAGTTGTAAATGAGTGAAAACCAGAACTAATACCAGATAAATTTATTTCATTAGTTCTATTATATGCATTTGTTTCCGACTCATATAGTTTGATTTGAGTAGGACTTAAAACACCAACAAAGTAGTTTGAATTTGTCTTTAATGGTTGAATTTCTGCATTACTATTTGCATTATATGTGACTATTTCACCATCATCAAAGGTGTGATTTTCAGGGAAAGTAATTATATTTGTTGCTGGGTTAATTCCACTACCATCACCTTTAAATCCAGAATTAATTCTCTGTCTTACTAGGTTTGGTTCGACAACTGCACCGACTCCGTTTCCACCAACCAAAGTTATTTTCGGTTTTCTTTGATATCCAATTCCTGGAGTAACAATCTTAACTGAATCTAGTGAACCACTAATGTTAAGATATCCCTTAGCATTTTTTCCACTCACATCACTAATAACAAGTTCTGGTGGATTGATTACATCATACCCACTACCAGGATTAGTTACTTGAATTGATTCAATTTTTCCATAGTAAACGTTCTCATCAAAAAGTGTTGGAGAGTAAATCTCAACACCGTTGACCAACATGCCAATTTGTCTATTATTTGTTGACCTAGACGCAACTTGCTTAAGACTGCTATCACCTTTAATAAGATTAAATTTCTTTAGAAGTAACTGATTTTCTACAGTTTTATTTTCAAAATCTAATTTTACAAAACTATCGTTGGTAACAGTGTCAAATTCTACGTACTTTCCAGAATACAAGTCACTCTTACTTAGTGATAGTTTTATCTTTTTACTATCCTTTACTGGACCTACTGCAGTAACATGGTAGATTCCAGTACGAATACCAGAGTTTACACCTGGGCTGTAATAAATTTGCTCACCAGTATAGAACTTATGAACTCTGTCAGTATTTAATATTGATGTTACACCAACAATATTAGGATCAATACTTGTATTTACTGTTTCGTGCTTTGCAAATAGTGTGTAATTTGGTGCACCAGATGCTGCTACATAAAAATTCTTATTATCCTTACTAATGTAAGTATTTTGAACTCCAACTGGAATATCATTTATTGATGGTGTGTGATTTGCATCACTCTTACCAGATATAATAATCTTCTTAAGTACGGTTTTATTCAGTACGTTTTGATTACAAGAAACTTCAATGATATTTTTACCAATGATGCTCTCTACAGTACATGGTGTTTCTGGATCATTGGAAATATCTGGATTCCATAGAAGAAGGTCTTGGTCTAGGTAGAAAAGTACATTATCATACAACTCTACTCGATAAACATTACCTGTACTAGAACCAGACTGAGATATACTCTTAATTTGATGATTTGTTCTTACATTGTATATCCAGTTAGAAAACTCAGGTTCATCACCAAGTTCTGAACCAAATGAAGATAATCTAATTTTATCTCCAACAACTAAGTTTGAACTTTGGGAAGTATCGACTTCACCAATTACGTTAATGAGTCTAAACTCTACCTTGTCTCCATTATCATCAAATGTATATACGAAGTTAGTTTCAAAAACTTCATCACCAACTTCTAAAGAAGCAGAAATTCCAGTTACTCCTCTAAGTTGAGTGTTAGTTCTCGAAGTGAATGATATTGTTTGAAAACGACCTGAAGTATCTTTTGTGGTTAGAGTTCCTGAATCTGGAAATCCAATTGTATTATCAACATAAAGGATATTATCACCAACAGATGCTGCTCTTGATAAATTTGTTTTCTTGGTACTTTTGAATTCAGAAATGATAGATGTTGAATCTAAGTACACCTCATATAAATCTTTTTCATCAACAGGTCGGTACTCTACGGAATAAATTGCACCACTAGTTCCCTGCTCAACGTTGTTATCTTGGAATAATGTTTTTCCATCAAGAAAGAGAGGGTCAGAACCACTAACTTTTTCTAAGAGAACGTTTTGGGTAATAAAGAAATTATCATCAGATGGTCTGAGTTGATAATCTTGTGGTTTGATTAGACTGATGTCTTCACCAAATAGTGCAAAAAATAAAATTTTATATGACTGATCAGTTCCTTTCGATGAGTAGAAATCTACTGCTCTAGAAAGGATATTTCCTATCTTTAAATTCTGTAAAAAATTGCGATTTTCAAATCCAGGAAGGAACTGGGACTTAAACTTTGTAAATAATTCTTGATAAAAAACAAGACTTAGATTCTGTACTGTTGTACCTAAATTATGCTCTTCTGCAGAAGTCTCTGAAAAATTAAGGAAAGAAGAATCTAGTGATTTTTTGATGGTATCAATGCCACTAAATCCACGAGCGCATTCTTCAAAGGTGTTAGCAGTCTTATATTTGTAGTAAATTATTTCATCATCAATTTTTACAAGACCATCTCTTTCAGGAAATCCAATAGTATGAGATACTTTGATTGTTGGATCGAAAGCATAAGCCTCAGTCGTCAGCAAACTTGGAATTGCTTGAGTAAGAAACAATTCATTATTATAAGTTTTTAAATCTTTCAGTCTGTCAAGATTTGCAGCAAGATCTGCAATACCAGTTGGGTGCTCTTGCGAAATATAATACTGAGTTAAAAACTCCATGAACAGAGGTGACTCAGTGTTCAGGAATTCTGGAATCTGAGATTCAATAATGTTTTGAATCCTTACTCTGTTAAAATCTGACATCTTATCTTGTATAATCTTGCGTGAAGTAGCTTGAAGTTACAATGTATTCAGTTGCGGAGGTGTTCTCACCAGAACTAATCTTGTCCTCAACCATGTTAACAACAAGGTTTTCAGTACTTAACTCTAAGTATATATCCTTCAATGCGATGACATCATTTGATGATGGAACTGCTTCTACTTCAATTCCATTCTCACTAACAAAACCAGTAAATGTAACTGTATCGATTAATATCTCACCTTTATCATAGTAAACTGTTCCTGCATTATTTTTAACAATGAAGGGGAGATTATCTTTCAGTGTAAAGAAGAAAATTGTTCCTTGCTTTTCTGAAGTTGGTACGTCACTGAAGTAAACTGTTCCTTCAATGCTATCCAATGTAAATCCACTTGTCTTAATATTGTATCCTCGATTATCTGCAATATTATTTTTCTTGATGTGGAAAGCATTGCCGAAGCAAAGTTCATAAGTTGCAGGTTTGTTGAGAACTGGTTGTAAGTCTCTTCTAATCTTCACCTTAGTGATGTTAGATGTGATTGCACTACTGACATCATCAATTAGTGCAGTAACCTTAGAATACTTAAATCTTCCACCAAAGTTATTCAAATCATACGATGTTCCGTATGTTTCTAAAGTATTGATAATTTTGTTTCTAAGTGATGTAATATCTGAGATTGTGCTTCTGTCATAGTAAGCACTAGTATTAAGTTCAATGTAAAGATATTTCAGGTCAACAATTTCTGGTTTAATACCAGCAATAGAGTAGTTCTTAAGTTGCTTCTTAATTTCTTCCTTAGTTATCTTTGAAATGTACTTACCTTGTCTGGGTTTGATGGAGATGAATACTTTTCCATACTCGGGAGGATCGAGTTCATCCCCACCATAAGCAGTAACAGATTCAACATTAGGAAAAATTGTAGGAATAAGACCTTTATAATCATTTGCCGTTACCGCTCTATTTTGAGATGCGTAGACTCTAGGGGCAAGATATTTAATGCTATCCATCTTCTCGATGTCATCACCGTTCTCAGAACTCTGAACGGTGGTGATTGGTGAAATACCACTGGTTATTCTATTTGAGTTATTATCTTCTAAAATTCCAGAGAAGTTAAAGTTTGCACAACCGTTTCCGTTCTTTCCTGCTGTAGTGATGTAACTTACAAAAACAGAACTTCCAGTTGTAGGTCTCTTACCAAAGACATCATCACCAAAAATAATCTCATACTTCTCATCTTCGATTTCCTGAATGAGGAAAATCTTTGATTTGCTGTTAATTGTTAAAATATTTGCGTACTGAACGTATTCTTCATTGGTTAGGTCACTCACAAAGACTCTAATGGTTGTTGAGTCTACTGCTGGGTTTGGTAGGATGAACTTTTGGTTTGGTTGACTATTATCAACAACAAAACTCTTCGTCAGGTATCTACCTTCATAAACAGAGAGTTCATTGAAATATGCAACTCCAGTGGAGTCTACAGGGACTGTCACGTCCTCTGGAATGGAGAAAACAAAGTTCCCCTGCTCGATAGTACCAAGAGCAACAACACCTGCTTTAAGGGTCACTGACTTAACGTCTAGGAAACCTGTGGTGTTTACTGTAAATCTAATTTTTGCTTGAGATGCTCGTCTTGAACGTGGGACATATCCAATGTTTCTAGCAAGGGATACAACATTTTCTCGCAACGTTGCACTGTCAAGAAAAGATTCATTGACGGTCATGTTGGTATTAAATGCCGTCACGTATGAGTTATACGCTAAAATATCAATCAGAGTAGAGAAATTGGAACCCTCAAAGTCAAAATCAGTAAAATTACTGTTTGCACGAAGGTAATCCTTGATTTGCTCCCTTATGTCAGCAAAATCTAAGTTTGTAAACTGGTTAAGTGTCATTATAGTCTACTTGGTGATAGTAAAAACTCTATTTCTTGGTTCCCAAATCCTTGCCCAATAATATCATAGTTAATCCTAATATTGAGTTCGTTCATGTCATCTGGTACATCAACATCAACACGTCTCAATCTGACCCTGGGTTCATAGTTTTTAAGGATAGTTCTAATCTCTTCCTTCAGAATAAGGGCACTTTCCTTACCTGCTAACTCAAAAAGGTTAGATTCTATGGTAGTACCAAGGTCTGAATCATAAAAACGTTCACCAATCCTCGTCTTAATCAAATTTTGGACTGCTTTTTTAATCGCATCCTCATTTTTGATTGGTAGAACATCGTTAGTAACAGGATGCTTTCTAAAAGATAGACTAATATCCTTAAATACTTTTGAAACCGTAATGGCCATTAAAAATAAAATGGAGTATATAGTATATCTATAAGAGTTTTTCCGACCTTATCTCAAATAGTACTATTATTTAATGTAAAATCCGTTTCTATAGTAGTCTTTATCGTCAATATAGTCATAATCTGCGTAAATTGACTCATGTTGAGTCTTATCATCCTTCCAAATTGGCACTGCAACTGTATTTCCGTGCCTAAAATCGGGATTTTGACGAATATGTACCTCAATTAACTTGCCATCGATGAATTCGCAGTTAATCCACTCGTACTTTTGTCCCAATTCTTTCAAAACTTCGGGAAATTCGACCTCTCTGTCTACTTTTTCCCACATGTCCCACTTATATAGGGGGTTTTTCTCATCTCTAAACCCTCTAACAACTAATGATGACTTCATATTTCTAAAATCAACAGTCAAATGCTCCCCTTTATGCACTTCACACCAGAATTCTCCTGGATGAATGAAGTCAGTTGACCCATTTAACCACATGATACGAGCATTTCGACTCATACCAAGGAAATTAACCACTGGTCTTACAACATAAAAGTCGGGTTCAGGGACATCGAACCCCACTGGTCCGCATTTATACCCTAAAACCCGACTTAATTGTAGTTTATTGTAGACCCATAGGTCTTCTGGATGGATATATTCAAACTCTACTTTACCATCCGTTAAAATCATTACCCTTTACCTTGTCCACGATAACGTTTCCGAGCAGCATTTCGGCTACTTGCTGCATATTTAGTATGCTGACCAGACCCCTGACGAGTCTTTTTCGGTTTTGCTTCCAGTTTGTTGTTAACTCCAAGAGAAGACTTACGTGCCATTGACTTGATTACTCCTTAAGAACGGGTTTTTTGCGATTTTTTTCGACATTCAGTGGTGTCTGGTGTCGATGAAATCAGTATAACACTGCCTTAGGTCGTCGTCAAGGACCTTCAGTCGAACATAAAAAAAGAGAGAGGTAGGCATAACACCCCTCTCTCCCAAAAACCTCAGATAACTCGGGTTTTTTCGTGACCAACTCGAATCTTGGGGTCACACCAAATCTCAAAGTCCTTATCCATTGCATCAAGACAGAATGAAACGTCCTCACCACACATGTCCTGAACTTCACCAGACTCAAACTGTTGCATCTTAGGAGCAAACCAGGGGTACTCAAGACTCTCAAATACACCCTTCTTAATCAATACCCAACCAAAACCAGTGTAGTCAACGGTGAAAGGTTTGCGACGGTTCTTCATCGTCTCCAAGGTCTCGTGATTCATCACTCCACCATTGGTACGGAAATCATCTTCCTCCAACCAGTGAGCAACTGAAGTGGTCATACCATCCTCAGTACAATACCAACCTGCTGCAATGTCCTTATCCATCCATACAAGACGATAAAACTTCTCGGTATCGAATACAATATCACTATCAATCCATAACTGATAATCGTATTTAAGTTTTCCATCCCATGGCACTTGCTTTGGTCCTCGCAGTACATTCGCACCAAGACACTTACAACGGGCAAAGTTCACCATTGAACTGTAGTCTTGACTAATCTGAATCGATGCACCTGCTTGTACAAGGTCAAAACAAAGTTGTACAAATGCTTTCAAGAAAATATAAGAACATCCTCTTCCAGGTAGACAAAAGACAATACTCTTGCCCTTAATCATCTCCTTTGCTGCTGCTAAATCAAAATCATCGGATACACCCTTACTAGTGGTGGGTGCATTTGCTTTTACTGTGAATCCTTTTGCCATAAAAAATAAATTCCAACTCTACAAGTCTACCATAACATCTCAGTCAATGCAATATGTTATGGGTTGTCAGTATTTAGTACAACAGAGATGTCCTCTCTCTTTCCCTTTCCTGAAATAAACATTACCCCCTCCACCTGTCGGATACTCTCCTCTAGTTCTGAAGGTTCGATTTTTTCTAATACAGTGACCCCATTCACTTTGATATCATACGTAGTCATCTGATTCTTCTACCTTAAACAATAAGTCCTCCAAGTCCTCTCGTAAATTGATGTCCTGAAGTAGGGTCTTATCTTGCTCTAATCTATATTGGATACTCTCGATGAGTAACTCTTTATCATATACTGAAACGTCCATTCCTCCCTCTTCTAATGATAAAATCTACGCATTATATAGACTTTCACTTTTTTTCACGGAAATTTTTTTGGCAAAATTTTTTATTCTAAAGTGGTTTCAGTTAGCACTTTTTCAAATTCAAAAGGTCTCGGAGATGCATACTTTTATAGATTAGGGAAGTAGGTCGTTTTTCATTTCGACCCCCCCATCGGTTTATAATAATAATCACCCACAATCACAAATAACTGTGTTTATAATTACAAACTCACTAAGTGTTTATAATAACGAACTGCTAAATGTACGTTATTAAACAACACTGTTTAATTATAATTAAATAGTATCCCAGGGTTGCTAATAACGAGTCCTTGTATAATTCTAATTAAGTAACACTGTCTATTAATAATAAAAAAGATATACCCAGGTATAATAATAACAAACCCTCGGAGAGTTGTCAATACTTAGTGCTGTATAATAACCACCACGTACTCACTGTGTATTAGTAATATAAACCCTATACCCAGGTATAAAGTTTTCCACAATCTTATAATACTTTTCCACAACCTCTGTGGAAAACTCATACTTTGTGTCTGTGGAAAACTATTACAATCTCACTGTGTAATAACTATCACATAGTGTTGTTTAATACTTCCCACCCTCAAAACCACCCTAACAGTCTAACCACGAATCGGTGAGACTACTGTGTCCAGTGGACGAATAATAAAGTGGTTTGAGACACAAAGGACGAATAAGTCCAGTGAGATTCTCACCAAATACCACGAATCAGTGAGACTCAGAAGACCTATAAGATTCTCTAAGTCTTATTCGGTATTATATTTCACGAAACCCCTTGACATAACTATCAAGTTGTGCATTTGAGATTGTATGAGAACGGAAATACTTCTGAAAATTATGCTTGACAAATTTTGCAAGTTATGATATACTGCGGTCT